CTAATAGATTTTATGGTGGTGATATTGGTAAAGCATATGATACCCTTGTAAATCCTCATAAAAACCCCTATGATATAAAAGAAGATGAAGATGATGACTTAGATGCTAAAGCAATTAAACAAGCTAAAGGAGCTAGGGGTAAACATAAAAAATTAGATATAGCACTTAAGTCTTTAAAATCAATAACGGCTGAAATGAAATCATTAGCACGTGAGTATAGCAAAGCAGACGGAGTAGAAAAAGAAAAAATAAAGGATAAACTAAAGAAAAAAACTCCAATTAAAAAAGAATTGGAAGCAATGGTTGCTAAATTAGAAAAAAATGTCGTCTAAAGAAAGATTTTTATATATAGCTTTATTATTATTATCTAGTGTTTTTATTTCATATTTATTCTTCTCTGAAGATGAAAGTTATGTGGAACAATATAATTTTGAGATAAAGAAATTAGAACAAAAAATAGATTCACTACATAATATAAACCATGAATTAACTTATAAAGTTGATACTCTAGAAACTCAAGTAAAAGAATTAGATCTAGAGTTAGGTTTAAAAGATAATAGAATAAAATCATTAAAATATGAAATTAATACTAAAATGGATGCTGTTGATTCTTTTAATGTTAGCGAGCTTGAAAAGTTCTTCACAGACCGTTACAGACAGTACAACGATTCGATTAAAAAAACCAATAGCCCGGTTAGTAATTAAAGATCTTATTAAAGGGGATGGTAATAAACAAGAAATAATACTTTTAGGGGATAAGATTAATATTTTAAATCAAAAAAGTATATTAAAAGATAGTATTATATCTAATTTAGATTTACAAATTAATAATTTTAATTCTATATTATTCCAAAAATCTAATCAATTAGAAATATCCCAGGAGTTAACAAAAAAATTACAATTGGATTTAAAAAAACAAAAGTTTAAAAATAAATTAACAATAGGGGTTGGAATAATAACAGTAATTGGAACTGCATTATTAATTAATTAGTTATATGGCAGACTTAAAAATAGTAATCCGTCAAGAATATCTTAAATGTGCTAAAGACCCTGTACATTTTATGCGTAAATACTGTTATATACAGCACCCACAAAGGGGTCGTATACAGTTTAATTTATATCCATTCCAAGAAAAAGTATTAACGTTATTCCAACAAAATGATTATAGTGCCATACTAAAATCTAGACAATTAGGTATATCAACATTAGCAGCAGGTTATTCTTTATGGTTAATGACATTCCATAAAGACCGAAATGTATTAGCATTAGCAACAACCCAAGCAACAGCAAGAAACTTAGTAACAAAAGTACAGTTTATGTGGGAAAATTTACCCTCATGGCTTAAAGTAGATTCAGCTGAAAATAACAAATTATCACTTCGATTAGTTAATGGTTCAAAAATACAAGCAAAATCATCTAATGCTGATGCCGCACGTTCGGAAGCAGTATCATTATTAATAATTGATGAAGCTGCCTTTATTGACAACATTGCTGAGACATGGGCCTCTGCACAACAAACCATAGCAACGGGTGGTGGAGCTCTAGTATTATCTACACCTTATGGTACAGGTAATTGGTTCCATCAAACTTGGGTTAGAGCTGAAGCAGGTGAAAATGATTTCTTACCAATAAAATTACCTTGGTTTGTACACCCTGAAAGAGACCAAAAATGGAGAGATGCTCAAGATGCTTTATTAGGTGACCCTAGACTGGCAGCACAAGAATGTGATTGTGATTTTAGCACCTCTGGTGATATAGTGTTTTATAATGAATACTTAGAATTTTATGAAAAATCCCATATTAAAGAACCTATGGAAAGGAGAGGAGCAGACCAAAACTTATGGGTTTGGGAATCCCCAGATTACAGTAGGGACTATATGGTAGTAGCAGATGTTGCTCGTGGGGATGGAAAGGATTTTTCAACGTGTCATGTAATAGATGTTGAGAATAATGTTCAAGTAGCAGAATATAAAGGACAATTAGGTACTAAAGAATTTGGACATTTATTAGTAGGATTAGCTACTGAATACAATGAGGCAATGCTTATTATAGAAAATGCTAATATTGGTTGGGCAACTATACAAGTTGCAATTGATAGAGCATATCCTAACCTTTACTATTCACAAAAGAGTGACTCCCGTAATGCTGATTCGTATTTTGACAAATATCAAGACCACTCAAAAATGGTAGCTGGTTTTACTATGTCATCTAGAACACGCCCTATGGTAATAGGTAAGTTCCAAGAGTATATAGCAGATAAAGGAGTAACAATACAATCAAAGAGATTAGTAGAAGAAATGAAAGTGTTTATTTGGAAAAATGGTAGAGCAGAGGCCCAAACAGGATATAATGATGATTTAGTTATGGCTTTTGGTATAGCAATGTACATCAGAGATACAGCACTTATCCAAAGACAACGAGGTTTAGATGCAACTAGAAATGCATTAAATAATATATCAGTAAATAGAACTTCATATCAGGGTGGGTATTTTTCTCAAGGAAGTGATAACCCTTACCATATGCCCACAGAAAATGGAAATGAAGATATAAGTTGGTTAATTAAATAATATTTATAATAATAATAATATAATGGCAGATAAGAATTTATTTAGTAGATTACAAAGATTATTCTCAACAGACGTAATTATTCGTAATGTTGGAGGAGATCAAGTAAAGGTAATGGATAGTAATCAAATCCAATCTAATGGAGAATTACAAACAAACTCTCTTATAGATAGATTTAATAGAATATATTCTACAAACCCAACATCTTTATATGGCTCACAGTTTAACTTTAACTACCAATACCTCAGACCACAACTATATTCAGAGTATGATGTAATGGATCAGGATGCTATTATTGCTTCGGCTTTAGATATTATAGCTGATGAATCTACTTTAAAAAATGATATGGGAGAAGTATTATCTATACGTTCTTCTAATGAAGCAGTTCAAAAGGTATTATATAATTTATTTTACGATGTTTTAAATATTGAATTTAATTTATGGCCTTGGGTTCGTCAAATGTGTAAGTATGGTGATTTTTTCTTAAAATTAGAAATAGCCGAAAAATATGGAGTATATAATGTTATACCACATACAGCGTATCATATTGAAAGACAAGAAGGACAAAACGTAGAAAACCCAGCTGAAGTAAGATTTAGGTATAACCCTGATGGTTTAGTAAGTCCAAGTTCGGGAATGTATAAAACACCTCACCAACAAGATAATTCTAATGGTATCTATTTTGAAAATTATGAAATGGCTCACTTTAGGTTAGTTGGTGATACTAATTATCTTCCTTATGGACGTTCATATATTGAACCAGCTAGAAAATTATTTAAACAATATACGTTAATGGAAGATGCAATGTTAATTCACAGAATTGCTCGTGCCCCTGAAAAACGTATATTCTATATGAATGTTGGTTCTATTCCTCCTAATGAAATAGATGCATTTATGCAGAAAACTATTTCGAATATGAAAC